CCATCCGCGTTCTGTCGAACTGTAGCTCTGCTGTCTTCAATCATTACAACGTTGTAATGATTGAAGACAGCAGAGCTACAGTTCGACAGAACGCGGATGGGAGCTTTACGCCTCTTGCCACTGTTGGTACCCGCTATGAAGTTCGTCAGAATAGAGAAGTACTTGAGCGTGCATTAGCAATTGTTGGCGCATCACAAGGTGACGCAGTTATGGACACAGTTGGCGTGCTTCGCGGTGGAGCAAGATTCTTCGCAACAGTCGAGCTGGACGGTCTAATCATTGACCCGAAGGGCGTTAACGACAAAATCGATAGATACCTTGTTATTAGCTCCGGGCACGATGGAGTATGGCCAATCCGCTATGCAAACACGGATATCAGAGCGGTATGCAACAACACTGTAATTATGGGCCTGAAGAACGCAAGTCGTGTATTTACTGCCCGACACACCCGCAATGTCGACTCAGCGATTGAAGACGCACGCGAGGTGCTCAATATGTCGGTGAGCTGGGCGCAGTCGTTCTCTAGGGAGGCCGAGCGCATGCTTGGCATCAAGGCTCCGATGGGCGGCACAAAGGTAGATGCCGTAATCAATACCGTGTTCCCGAAGGATAAAGACGAGACCACTCGCCAGAAGAACAACCGTGAAGAGGTCAACAACATCATCCGCTCCTTGTACATGAATGAGCGGAATGGCGCAAAGTACGGGTTTAACGGATGGTCGCTCTACAACTCAATCGTGGAGTATCTGGATTTCTACCGAGCAGTTGATTCAACATCCAGTGCTATCGCGTCAATGGACGACACGTCCTCAATTACGCAAAAGAAGTTGCTTGCACATCGCGCGGTGGTATCATAAGTACATGTCTGATGCCTCCTCAAACGAATGGGATGATGACGAAGAGTTGACAGACCTCGACGACGAGGAAGGGCTCGATGTGTCTGAGGAAGAGCTAAATGAAGCGATGTCTGAGCTTCATAAATCGATATTCGAAAACAAGGTGATTAGCACCTTTGTAAAGAACGCCTATGATTTCGGTGGAACCAACACCCTGCTTGAAGTGGTGAATTGCGTTGAGCGAAAGATGGGATGGCGCGCAGAGCTCGTTGCTGACCGTGCCGCGCTTGATGACTACATGTTGTATCGCTTTGAGACATTTGACGAAGAGATATGGGAGCACTACCTGAATTCAGATGAGTATCAGGAGCTCATCTATGACGTAGCTCACATGTCGCAGCAGTCGCTATATCGATTTGCTGATAAATACTCAGTTGGCACATCGCCAAAGCAGATGTTGCGCAACCGGGTACGAAACATGCTCTGGAGACTTTACAAGAAGTTTTGACATTCTGATTTTCGCGCAGTATGCTGTGCGAAACACCACATGGGGGTCAGATGTCCGAGCAACCAAAGTTTGTCAATTACTACCTACCGGAGCCAATACCAGTTCCAGATTTCAACGGCGATTGTCGTGGCCTTCCAACTGATTGGTGGTTCCCTCCACTCCGACAAGACAAGCAAGTAAAGATAAACACTGCTCGCGCGCGAGTGATATGCGATTCGTGCCATGCGAAAGAAGAGTGTCTTGCTTTCTCCTTGAAGTACCCGAGCCTGCATGGAATATGGGGAGGAACGACACCAAATATGCGCAAGCGTCTCCGCAATCCAGTAACGAAGAAAAAAGTAGTTAAGCAGTAGACATGCCCATTGACCCAGTAGACAACATGTTGTCTCGTCTTCACAGTGTGAAGAAGATGGACGACAACCAATGGATGGCGTCATGCCCATGTCGTGATGACGACCAGAATCCATCACTTGCAGTTAGCCGTGGCAAAGATGGCGAATGCATGGTGTATTGCCATCGCGGAATGTGCAATGCGGAAAAGATATTCCAGTCTGTTGGTCTTAATCTTGCAAAGGACGGATTTGTGCGCGACGAGCCACCACGTGAGGCAAAGAAGAAGAGCAAGAAGCTAGTAAAGACCTATACCTATCGTGATGAAGACGGAAACGTCTTATACGAGAAGCTCCGCTACCTAGTCGAAGATGGAACCAAGTCGTTTTCGCACCGTCGTCCTGACCCAAGCTCTCCTGGCAACTACATATACAACCTCAAGGACACCCGCAAGGTCCTGTATCGCTTGCCTGAAGTCATAGCTTCGATTGCTGCCGGGGAAGATATCTGGTTGGTCGAGGGCGAGAAGGATGCAGACATCATCTACGAGCGCTATGGCATACCTGCCACGACGATGACGAACGGCGCTAATAGCTGGGACCCGTCGTACACGCTCACCCTCGCTGGAGCTGCGAATGTACACATCCTTGCCGACAATGATGATGTTGGAAAGCTTCACGCAATTGGCGTTCGTGATGACCTCATGGCGGCTGGCATCAACGCAATTGCCTGGGTTTCTAAGCATGCCAAGGATGCATACGACCACATCCAGGCAGGTTACGAAGTCGATGGAGATTCGCTGAAAGAGTTAACCGACAAGGACCTACCAGAGTCTGTCGTAATCGAAGACATCCCAGAGGATGAGGCACCCGAGGAGAGTGCAGAAGACCGGCTACTCGAAGAGATTACGAAGATTCTGAATCGTGAGCAGATGGAGTTCGAGCAGAAACTCAATCGCATTTCATTCGCTCTCAACAACTTCAGTGCCACGTCATTTGAGGATTACGGACGAACTGTCAACTGGCAGGAGTTCTTAACGGAGGCAGACAACGACACATACGAGTGGGTGATTCCAGGATTGCTAGAGAAGCAAGAACGCGTAATCGTCGTAGCCGCTGAAGGCGTTGGTAAGACCATGCTTGCTCGCCAGGTGGCAATTGCATCTGCTGCAGGACTCCACCCATTCACGTTCCAGCCAATGCGTCCTATTCGTACCCTGACTATTGACCTTGAAAACCCTGCTCGTATCATCCGTCGCACTTCTCGCAGCATTATGGAGAATGCAATTCGTCTTTCCCACGCCAAGACAGTTGACGCACACCTGCATATCCACCCGTCTGGTCTAGACCTTACGTCCACAAAGGACCGCATCTTTGTTGAGCAGTTGGTCGAGCAGGTTCGCCCACAGCTGATTTGCCTTGGACCGTTGTATAAGTCATACGTAGATAACGGGAGTCGCACTAGCGAAGCTCTGGCAATCGAGGTAGCGAAGTTCCTCGACCGAATCCGCGACGTGTATGACTGTGCTCTATGGCTGGAACATCACGCTCCACTAGGTTCCTCGATGACCACCCGCGAGCTGCGTCCATTCGGTTCGTCCGTGTGGTCGCGTTGGCCAGAGTTCGGCATCTCCATCACGCCAGACCCCCTCAGCCCTGAGGGCTACGTCTACGATGTGCGGCACTTCCGCGGAGCCCGAGATAAGCGCGCATGGCCAATAAAGATGAAGCGTAGTCTCCGATTGCCATTTGAGGTTATAGAATTTATGAAGGAGTAAAGAGTATGCCGAAAAACAATCAGCCAGTCAGCAGGGAGTTCCTGGCTGAAAGAGACCTGCGCATATTTAAGATGCGTCAGGCTGGCATACCAACCAACGAGATTGCGCGTCGTTTTGGCATGACCACAAGCGCTGTTGGCAGCTCTGTGCGTCGACAGCTAGAGAAGATGAACAAAGAGGCCCTCATGGCGTATCCAGAGGTCCTACGCATGGAGCTGGAGCGCCTGGATGCGTTACAGCAGGCCATCTGGCCGCTAACGCAGTATCGCAAGGTCAAGGCAGACGATGGGACGGAGATACAGGTTGAACCAGACCTTAAGGCCGTGCAGACGCTGTTGTCCATTATCGATAGGCGCGCAAAGCTGCTTGGCATGGAGCAGAACAACGTGAACGTCCAGATGGATGTCACAACGTCACCCGCAATACGCTCAACACTCGCTGGTGCAATACCGAAGTCAGCCGCAGACCAGTTCTCCCCAGAGGCTGAAGCGCGCAAACTCCTCGCATTGATGGGTGATTCTGGCGTGCTCACCAAGGAGTACATTGACGGGATACTCGGCAAAACCCCAGAATTAGAGCAAGCAAACATCATTGAACTTACACCCGCAGAGGATGAGGCTGAACTAGAATCCGAAGAGTGATTCACGAGTCGATTAAGAAGCTGGCTAAGCCAATTGAAAAGCTCCTGCCACTAGAGAATAACCCGCGTAGGGGCGACATAGACGCCATTGCTGCGTCGTACGCAGAATTCGGACAGGTGAAGCCAATCGTTGTTAAAGACAACGGAGACGACACATTCACTGTTATCGCAGGCAATCACCAGGTGGAGGCAGCCAGGAAGCTTGGGTGGGACGAGATTGCAGCAGTCGTTCTTGATGCGGATGACAAAAGAGCCGTGGCATTCGCCCTCGCAGATAACCGCACAATGGAGCTTGGACACTCAGAGCAGTCGCAGATAATTGACCTCATCTCCCAGATATCTACGGATTACTCCTCGCTGTTGGACGACCTGAAGTGGGACGAGTTCGAGATGGCAGCCATGGATGAGTGGGTTGAGCGGAATGAACCAAACGAGAACGACGAACTAGATGATGGCTATGTTCCGCCTCCATTTGTTGGCAGCGTAGACCTCGAGAAGATAGACGTATCGAAGACCGACGCTGGTGAAACCAAACTGACAGCAAAAGACGGCGTTGATGAAGTTGACGCGGTTACCCGTGGCAGTGGTGCAGCGGGAACGTCCACTGCCGGTAAGGCAGTCGTTCAGTACACGCTTGTGTTTGATGATGCGGACCAGCAGCGCGATTGGTATTCATTCATTCGTTTTCTGCGTAGCTCACCCGTATATGAAGGTGATACGACCGCTGAGCGACTGATGAACTTTATTCAGTCACACGCTGACTTTTAGGGCGTCGGGCAACCCATAGCCCAATAAAGATTCCGTGTGCTAGACCGATGATTATTCCCGATACATACATGTAGAGTTTCATCACTTAATCCAGTTAGACAAATCCTTTTCCAGCTGAGCGGCATTGCGTGCGCCGACCATGGTTTTCACAGCATCGCCATTCTCGAACAACACGATGGTTGGAACACTGTAGAGACTGTACACCTGGGCAATCTCTGGGTACTCGTCGATGTTGACCTTGCCAACTTTGAAGTGCTCCCCGTGTGCTTTTGCGAATGCCTCGTACTCGGGCTTCATCGCCTTGCACGGTCCACACCAAGGGGCCCAGAAGTCGACTACTACCGGCTTCTCGCTATCGATGAATGCTGGGAATGTATCTGATGTGACGTCCTCAACCATGACTGTCAGCGTACAGGACAGGCGCCAGTAGCGCAGTTATCGAGGTCGAGCATTTCACCCGTAAAGGCCTGGAGCGGCACAGTGAAGTCAACCTTGCTGAGAAGCTTCTCGTACTGGTCTTCAGTGATTTCCTCGTATGGAGGAAGTGGGAAGTTGTGGTCGCTGTGGAGCAGGAAGGACACGGACTTGACGCCCTTGTCGTAGTTCTTTGAGAGCCACTCCTGGATTGCTGGGAGTTCTTCCTTGCGGTAGTAGACGGTAACCGATACGGCGTTGTCAGCCCATACGGTCTGCATCTTCTTGACCCACTCAAGCTGGTCTACAGCAGTCATGTTTGCTGCCAGAACTGCATCATCCGGGGATGTGCATGGGAAGTCCACCACGTAGCGAGTGTGGTCTTCGCGGCCGTCAATACCGATGTCCCACTGGACCTTGTAGCCACGCTTGC